CCTCCTCCAGACCCATTTGCAGAAGCAAATAATCCATACAGAAGGTAAATATGGAAAAGCCAACAGCAAAAGATATTGCCTTACTAAAATCAAGACCAGAGACTGCTGCACAGTTTGATGAAGTCTTTGGTAAAGGCATGGCTGCAAAGCTAGTTCCTCAAAGTGCTGAATCTGCAACCTTTGGCTACTATCCACAAATGGGTAACAAACGAGCAGGGCGTTCTGAAGAATCTGCTAGTAAATATGTGGGTGCTGCGACTCGTGGCATGGCTGCGCCTTTAGTTGGTGCAGTAGCAGGTACTCCGTTTGGCCCTGCTGGTCAACTCGTAGGCTCTATGGCTGTTCCAGTTGGTGATGCACTTAATGCGCTTATCAACATGATTCTTATTGGTGGTGAGCAACTTACTGGTAAGGATTTGCCTCGTTTGCAAATGTTGTCTAAAACAGTTCAAGACGCTATGACAAGTGCAGGGGTAGCAAAGCCTGAGACAACTGGTCAGCGCATGGTAGAGGCAGGTTTTGGGGCTTTAGGCGGTACAACAGCAGCATTAGCGTCATTGCCAAGAATTGCAAGAGAAAGCGCAACCCCAATGGCACGAGAGATAGCTACTCGCATGGCTGTTAATCCTACACAACAATTAGCAACTGCAATCCCTGCTGGCGCAACAAGCCAATTGGTAGCAGAAGCAGCGCAACCTTATGTTGGTGATATTCCAGCTAGTATGTTAGGTATGGCTGCTGGTATTCCAGTAGGTGCTATGGGTATGCAAACTAAAGCAAGGACACCAGAGCCTTTGACATTTGCTGAACAGCGTAATGCTGCTATGGCTGGAAAGGCTAAAGTTCTTGGATTTACTGATGAGTTAGGGTTAACACCTGCTCAAGCTGGCGCAGGTAAAACTGCTCAATTGTTTGAAGCTGTTGCTTCTACATTGCCATTCTCATCTTCTCAGTTCACCAAGAAGTTTAATCTTCAAGCAGACTATGCAGAGAAAGTTCTAAATCAAATTGCTAATATGTTTGGTGGTATGCCAAGCGCACCTGATGTAGCGTTCTCTGGCGGTGCTAAAGCAGTTAGACAAGCTGCTGACATGAATGTTAATAGGATTGGTGAATCAATTAAAAATGTTTCATCTCAATCTGATATTGTTTTAGCTGAAGTTCCTAAGTTTAGACAAGACATTATGAAAGCACGAGAGTTGTTAAGTTCTCTGCCTCCATCTGTCAGAAAAGAGCCATTGTTTAAGAGTTTTGAAGAATTCTACTTTGGTGCTAAGAATGAAGCATTAGAGAAACAAGTTCAAGCAGCGTTAGATGATTCTGGTCTAAAACCAACAAATCCTAACTACAAGCAGTTTGGCGACAAGATTCGTCAGCAATTGATTGACTCTGGTACACCTGAGTATTCTTATCAAGGATACGAGCAAAAAGGTTTTATCTCTGGTGCTGACTATCAAGACCAGCGAAAACTGTTTAGCGACTTAGCTTTTGAAAAGCGTGGCTCTAAGATTGGTGACGCATTTAGACAGTTGCGTGATGCCTTAGATGATGCACGAGATGTATCGTTTAAGAATCAAGGTCTTGATGCTGAAGTAATCAAACTCAAAAACTTGCGTTCTTCTTATGGTGATGCAGTTAACTTAAACCAGCGTTTCTCAAATGCTAAAGACTCAACCATTGTTAAGACAATAGCAAACAATGAGAGTGGTGCTGCTGAACAGATTATTCCATTGTTGGATGAAGATGGTAAATTGATGTTGGCTCGTGGTGTACTGGCTGACATTAAACTAGGTTCACTAGATAATGCAGGTGAATTAGACATTACCAAGTTTGGTAAAAATGTAATCAAGACTGCCGAAAAGTCTCCCTCTACATTGCCAAGCATCTTTGGACAAGAGCCAGCAAACACAATGATAGCTTTGGCTGATGTTGCTCAATCTGCATTGAAACCTAAGATTGGTAGTAGTCAGACAAGTGAGCGTAAAACAATGACAGAGATGCTCACTTCTGGCCCTGCCAAGGCTGTAGGCATCTTAACTGGCTCTGCTGCTATGGGAGTTCCAGTAGCTGCTACTGCTGCTAGTTTGGGTTTCCCTGCATTAGCTACAAAAGCATATTTAAACCCTGCTGTTCAAAACTTTTATGAGCGTATGAACATTACAGAGCCATTGTTAAATTACATGGCTTCACCAGCAGAAGCGACACAAATGTTTGCTGCCTCTCCACAGGGTTTATTAGGTCTTGCGCCTGATTTAAGATATAGACTTGATTTAACTGGTATGGCTAACCCCGACTAAGGACTAACATGGCAAAGACCAAGATTTCAGAATACAGCAGTACCGCTAATAACAATACTGACATTAACAGTATTAACTTAGCGGAGGGTATGGCCCCATCATTGGTCAACAATGCTATCCGTCAATTGATGGCTCAGTTGAAAGACTATCAAGCAGGTACGGCTGGTGACAATGTGACTGTGGGCGGTAACTTAGCGGTTACTGGCACATCCACTCTGACAGGCACTTTAACGGCTACTGCTGGCGTGTCAGGCCCACTCACATCGTCTTCAGTTTCGATTACTGGTGGAACAATCAATGGTGCTGTAATCGGTGGCTCATCTGCCCAAGCAATCACAGGAACTAACGTAACGGCTACTGTAGGCTTTACAGGCCCATTGACAGGCGCAGTAACTGGAAACACCACAGGAACACACACAGGTGCGGTAACAGGTAATGTCACAGGTAACCTGACAGGCAATGTCACAGGTAACGTAACTGCTGCTTCTGGTACTTCTACATTCAACAATGTAACTATCTCTGGTTCGTTGGACATGGATGCTGGTACATCGGCAACTATTACTGGCTTGGCAAATCCTGTAAACGATTCTGACGCTGCCAACAAGGGTTATGTAGATGCACTAGCCCAAGGTATTGATGCCAAAGCCTCTGTGATTGCAGCTACTACTGCAAACATTACGTTGTCTGGCGCACAAACTATTGATGGCATCTCGATTGTTGCTGGTAATCGAGTATTGGTTAAAGACCAGACCTTACCTGCTAACAATGGTATTTACTTGTGTGCAACAGGTTCATGGACTCGCACAACAGACGCTGACACTTATGCTGAGTTAGTTGCTGCTTTTACTTTTGTAGAGCAAGGCACACAAGCTAACAACGGATACATCTCGACAATTACGGCTGGTGGTACTTTGGGGACTACACCGATTACCTTTGCCCAATTCTCTGGCGCAGGTCAGATTACTGCTGGTGATGGTCTTACAAAGACAGGTAACACACTTAATGTAGGTACAGCATCCTCTGGACGCATTGTTGTCAATTCAGACAATATCGACTTGGCGACTTCTGGCGTAACAGTAGGAACTTATAAGTCTGTAACTGCTGACGCTTATGGACGCATTACAGCAGGTACTAATCCTACTACTTTGAGTGGTTTTGGGATTGCAGATGCTTACACGATTGCACAGATTGACACCCTGTTTGGCTCGACAAGTTCTGCTGCTACGAGTGCTGCTGCTGCTGCGACTTCTGCATCTAACGCTTCTACGAGTGCATCCAATGCTTCTACAAGCGCAGGTAATGCCTCTACGAGTGCTACGGCTGCTGCTGCAAGTGCAACTGCTGCTGCCAATACTTATGACCAGTTTGATGACAGATATTTAGGTTCTAAATCATCTCCTCCATCTGTTGACAATGATGGTAATGCTCTCCTTACTGGTGCTTTGTACTTTGACACAACAGCCAATGAGATGCGTGTGTACACAGGTAGCACTTGGAAGGCTACTGGCTCTGCTGTTAATGGAACAGCTACTAGACAGGTTTACACAGCTACCGCAAGCCAGACAACATTTGCTATTGTCTACGATGTAGGCTTTGTAGATGTTTACTTGAATGGTGTAAAACTGGTTGTCACTTCAGACTTTACAGCCACAAGTGGTACTAATATTGTTTTAGCAACTGGTGCTACTGCTGGCGACATTGTTGACATTATTGCTTATGGTGCTTTTAACGTAGCTAACACCTACACACAAGCTGCTGCTGATGCTAAGTTTGCTACCTTTACTGGCACAGAGACTCTGACAAACAAGACTCTGACTGCACCAGTATTGACTACACCAAATATCACTACTGGATTATTGGTGGGTGGTGCGTCTGGTTCGGCAGGTAATATTCTTACTTCTGGCGGTTCTGGTGCAGCACCTACTTGGTCAGCACCTAGTGGCGGTGCAACTTTTAATGAGTTCACATCCACAGGAACTTGGACTAAACCATCTGGTGCAACCTTTGTAATGGTTGAATGTTGGGGTGGTGCTGGTGGCGGTGGTTCTGGTCGTCGTGGTGCAACAAGCACAGTTAGATTAGGTGGGTCAGGTGGTGGCGGTGGTGCTTATACACAGCGTTTATTTAAAGCCTCTGACCTTACTTCTACAGTAACAGTAACTATTGCTGCTGGTGGCACAGGAGGCGCAGCAATAACAACAGATAGCACAAGTGGAAATGCAGGAACAAATGGTGGAAATACAACCTTTGGTGCATATTTAACAGCGTTTGGTGGTGGTGCTGGTCAAGGCGGTGTAAATAGTGGCCCATATACCGCAGGCGGTGCTGGCGGTGGTGCGTTAAGTGCTGGCAATAATACTAGTGGTGGGCAACCAAACACTACAGCAGGAAATGGACATTTTGGCTCAGGCACTCAAACCGATAGCGGTGCAGCAGGTTGGGGTGGTGGCAGAGGCGCAAACACAACTGACGCAGGAACAAGAGATGCTGGTGGTTGTTCATTTCAAGGTGGCGCAGGTGGTGGTTGTGGTGGATTGATGCAAGACAATAACATTTATTTTGATGGTTCTGCTGGCGGTTCAGCCGTTGGTACTACAGGAGGTGGAGGTGCTGGTGGCGGTGCTGGAACTGCGGGAACTGCGGGAACAGGTCGCCAAGGTGGTGGTGGTGGTGGCTATGGTCTTATTGCTAATGCTGGTGCTGGTGCTGCTGGTGGTTCTATCGCAAGTGGCGGTGGCGGTGGCGGTGCATCCTTAAACAGCTTCAACTCTGGTGCTGGCGGTGCTGGCGGTGGTGGCTTGTGCCGTGTCTACTCTTGGTAAGGAATAAAATGACAAACAGATATGCAATTATTGAAAATGGCATTGTTAGTAATGTTGTGATTGCTGACGCAGAAATTGCGTCTGCTAATGGTTGGGTGGAATGTCCCAACGCTGGCCCTCTTTGGACTTACGCTAATGGCGTATTTGCAGAGCCTGTTGTGGTTGAGCCTGTTGTGATTACACCAACTAAAGAAGAACTGCTTGCACAACTTCAAGCATTGTCAGCACAAATACAAGCATTGGAGTAATAAATGACTAAAGCAAGAACACTAGCTGATTTGACACTTCCATCAGGTACTCCTGTTGGAACTACAGACACCCAGACGTTAACAAATAAGACGCTGACTGCGCCAACAATTGCATCTGCAAACTTAACAACTGCGTTAACTATTGCAGGTGCTGCTGGCTCATCTGGTAATGTTTTAACTTCTGGTGGTTCTGGTGCTGCGCCTAGCTGGACTACACCTGCTGGTGGTTCTTGGACTTTCTTGTCTACTGTAACTGCAAGCAATTCAGCAACAGTTGATATTGAAACCACATTTAATAGCACATATGAAACTTATGCAATTGTTGCTTCATCAGTTAGACCTGTAACTAATGCAGTTAGTTTACTAGCTAGACAAAAACAAAGTGGCTCATATGTAGAAGATAATTATCAATATCACTTATCTATATGTAACGCCACAAGTTCCAGTTACGCAGGTGCAGCAAACGGCAATACCACTTCCCATCTAGTAGCAAATAGTTTACGTGATGCGTCTGGTGACACACAGGGTGGCGCAAGTTTTGTTATGTACATACCAAACCCATCCAACACCACTTTACAAAAAACCATATTTGCTACTGGTGTGGCTAATACTGCAAGTATTGGTTCTGCACAAATGACTTTAGTAGGTTCAAATTTTGGTTCAACAGCAGCCATAACAGGGATTAGATTTTTTATGTCATCAGGCAACATAAATAGTGGCACATTCCGTTTGTACGGCATCAAGAACAGTTAAGGAATAATCATGGCAAGATTTCACACAACGGCAGAAGGCAACATTCCATTTACTGCCGAGGAAGAATCAATAAGAGATGCGGAAGAAGCTGCATGGGATGCTGGTGCAAATGACCGCAAAGCTGCTGAAGTGCGTGAACAACGCAATAAAAAATTAACCGCTACAGATTGGACTCAAACTGCTGATGTTCCACAAGCAGTTAAAGATAGCTATGTTGCTTATCGTCAAGCATTGCGTGATGTAACTGCACAATCTGGCTTCCCTAATGAAATTACTTGGCCTGTTGCACCATGACACAAGAAGTCACTCACGAACAAATCTACGAAAGACTGCTTGCAGTTGAAAATAAGGTAGATAGCATAGACAAGAACACAAGTGGTCTTGTAGAGGCTATAAAGGCTCTTGATGGGGCTTTTAAGGTCTTGGGATGGATAGCCTCTGCTGCCAAGCCTATTCTATGGGTGGGTGGGTTGATTATGGCTGCTGGTGCTATCTGGCAAACATGGATTAAAAAATGAAAGATTGGGCTGTGGCTTTTACTAGCGCAGCCCTTTTTTGCATTACTGTCGTATGGTGTTTTTACATCATCGTTTGGGCTATGACGTGAAATGGCTAGTAGCACTTGTTTTAACCCTCGCACTTCAATCTACAGGAAAAGACTTATGTAGTGTGCGTGAGTTTTATGGGATAGCTTACACAATTCACAATCCATCAGAGCGTCATCAGCAAATGTCTGCTTGGCTTACAAACCATCAGAACTTATGCAAAAGTACCGACATGGTTGTAATTTGGAATAATCTATCAGAATGGGCTGGTACTGCTGATAGTGCATTGTTAAGGCATAAGGTTATTCAAGGATACAAGAGCGCACTTGAGAGAGAAAAGAAATGATTACCTTGGACAAATGGTATCCAATGGTTCAGCCAAGAAACGATATTCAGACTGTTGCATTTGACAAGGCTGTTGAGAAAGTTCAAGAAGAATACAAGCAAGCTGTTAAAGCAAACAAGATTGAAAAAGAAACAATAGAACTAGAACTAGAACTGTATAACAAGAAAGCTAGGGTCAACCAGTTAGAGTTGGCAATGTTTAAAACTCGCAGATTAGACTTGTACGCATAGGAGTTTCAGATGGAAGATGTAAAGGGAAAACTTACATTTGCAGTAACTTTGATGGTTAGCGCAACATTGTGTTTATCGGTGCTTGCGATGATGACTGCTTTTGTTCTTGGTCTATGGGCTAAAGAAGTTGACAATGCCGAGATATTTAAACTGTTAAGCCCTGCATTTCAAACCATCATTGGTGGCTTTATTGGCTTGTTGGCTGGCGTGAAACTTTCTCACGATGACGATAAACATTGTAAAAGGGGCGACTAATGCTTGATATTCTTAGCGGTGGAATTCTAGGTTCAATCTTTGGTGGCATCTTTAGGATGGCCCCAGAAGTCTTGAAGTGGCTCGACAAGAAGAATGAAAGAGCGCACGAAGCCATAATGTTCTCTCGGCAATGCGACTTAGAGCAAATGCGTGGGCAAATGAAACTCGCAGAAATAGGCGCACAAAGAGAAGCAGCTATTGATGTGGGTGTGATGGATGCCTTTCAATCAGCCATAGAACAGCAAGCAACGATGGTTAAAGCAGCAGGTGGATGGGTAGCCTCACTTTCTGCTTCTGTGCGTCCTGTGGTCACCTATTGGGTTTTGTTTGTTTGGTCATTTATCCATGTGTGGTTTGCATGGAACGCTTGGTTAGCAGGTGCGCCAGCCGTTGAAGTCTTCAAAACAATGATGACACCAGACTTTTCTGCTTTGCTATCAGGAACAATTAACTACTGGTTTCTTGATAGAACTCTGTCTAAGCGTGGGTTATGAACTTAGAGTTGGCAGCAGAACTATGTAAAAGGTTCGAGGGCTTTCGTTCTAAGCCCTACCTTTGCCCTGCTAACGTAGCTACGATTGGCTACGGCTCTACCTACTATGCTGATGGGCGCAAAGTAACCCTGCAAGATAGCCCAATAGGTGAAGCTGTGGCTAGTGCCTTACTCATGCACGAGTTAGAGCATACCTACCTACAAGGCGTTGTCAGAAACTGTCCCATTCTTCTGACAGATGTAAAGAAATGCAATGCCATCGTTGACTTTTGCTACAACCTTGGCACAGGCAGACTTCAGACTTCTACTCTCAAGCGAAAAATCAATGCCCAAGATTGGGAAGGCGCAAAAGAACAACTGATGCTGTGGAATAAAGGCGGTGGTAAAGTTCTAGCAGGTCTGACAAAGCGCAGAGTTGCTGAGTGCGCCTTGTTAAATTAAACTGTAACAATTCTTGTATAAGGTGTTGAAATGCCTAACATTCCTACGCCAGAACAAGCAGAACTGTTTGCACAAAGTGTCAGAAAATGGCAGCAGGTGCTTAGTCTGGGTGATTGGAGAATTGAGAAGGGCATGAAGCCAGCCAAATCTGCAATGGCTTCTGTGGAGTTCACTCCTAACGCAAGACTTGCTGTTTATCGTTTGGGTGACTTTGGTGCTGAGAAAATTACACCTGAGAGCATCGACATGACTTGTTTGCACGAGTTACTTCATGTGTTCCTACACGATTTAATGACTGTGGCACAAGACCCCAAATCATCTCAAGATGAGATTGAAATGCAAGAGCATAGGGTCATCAATTTGCTAGAAAAATTACTCTCAAAGGATTCTTATGGGAAGCAGTAACGAAACCTGTACGGATACCGAGTTTATCCAACTATGGGGTCAACATGAGTCTGCAACAAGAATTGCTGAACACCTTGGCATAAGTATCAGGGCTACTCATCTGCGTAGAAGGTGGATTGAGGAACACTATAAAATGACACTTCCCGCAAAAGACTTTCGTGGTGTTAAATACGATAAAAACAAGCCTAAATCCTTCTCTCCTTTAAAGCAGATAGAACTTGGCATCCTAGATGGGACTGTGATTGTGTTCTCAGATGCCCACTTTATCCCTGCACAGCGTACAACAGCGTTTAAAGGGCTTCTATGGGCTATCCAAGAGTTCAAACCCAAGGCGGTGATATGCAATGGTGATGCGTTTGATGGGGCTTCTATATCACGCCATGACGTAACTGAACTGCCCCAAACTTCTGTCATTCAAGAGTTAAAAGCCTGTCAGGGTGCGTTGGGTGAGATTGAGGAAGTAGCTAAAGCTGCTAGACACAATGTAAAGCTACTGTTTACATGGGGAAACCATGACGTTAGATTTGGTAATCGTTTAGCGCAACAAGCACCACAATTTAAAGAAGTTCAAGGGTTCAAGTTAACAGACCATATCCCAGATTGGGACTTCTGTTGGGCGGTATGGCCTACCGAGCAATGTATTGTTAAGCACCGATACAAAGGTGGTATTCACGCTACTCACAACAATACTGTAAACGCTGGTGTGTCAATCGTTACTGGACACTTGCACTCTTTGAAAGTCACGCCCTTCAGTGACTATAATGGAATTCGCTATGGTATTGATACTGGAACATTGGCTGAGACTGATGGTCCACAATTTAACTATGCCGAGATAAATCCAAACAACCACAGGTCGGGGTTTGCGGTTCTGAACTTTTTTAATGGTGAACTGTTATGGCCAGAAATCGTGGCTAAACATAGTGAAGACCATATCCAGTTTAGGGGTGACGTAATTGACGTTTCTGCGTTTTAATGAGTGCTTGGCTAATCATTTTAACTGGTGGCATCTACGCCTACATTGCTGCTGAACAACTTTACAGAGGTAATCCCTCTATGGCTGTAGTGTACGCAGGGTACGCATTTTCTAATGTGGGGCTTTACCTTTTAGCAAAGTAAGCCCCTATAAAATTACTCAGCTACTTCTTCTTCTTCTGTATCTTCTTCAAGTTCAACCTCAAGTTCGTCAATTGCTTCATATTCAACTGCCCATCCGTTTTCTTCTTGGAATTCAATAAACTCTTGAATGATTTGAATCTTCTCGAAGTCATGGGTTTCAACAACAATTTTCTCACTTCCAATCCAACCAAATTCCATTTCAAATTTCATGATGTTCTCCTAGCGCAACCGATTGTTGCAACCAAATCGTAGAACATCTTTATGTCAAAAACAAGACTCAGGGTTCTTTTTGGAAGACTCCGTTAGGCAAAAGAATACCCTTGCGATTTTTAATCTGGTCATACGCAATTTCCATACATTGCACCAAGTTTATGTCTTGCAGTACACAGTAGTTAATAAGACAGACCATGACATCCCCAACAGAATCCACAATAGCATCCTCGTCATGTTTAATCGTGGCATCTGCTAGTTCTCCCATCTCTGACATTGCTTTTAGAAGCTGAACTTCTGGTGTGCTGTTAGGAATAATTTTCCTAGCTTCTGACCATTGAATTATCAACATTTCTATTTGTGCGTATGACATAACTATCCTTTCGAGTTTGCAAATTCGTACCACATAACATAAAAGTCTTTGAGAAATTCAAGACCTTCACCAATTTTTACACATCTACCTAAAACAACTTGGAACACATCTCCAACTTCTGTTTTTGCGTCTGTGTTACCAATGATGACTAACACAGTAAAATTAGGCACTTGAGCAAAAGCCTTGAGTAGCAATTGCTGACCAGTATCCATTTTCTCGTTAGGTTTCTTCCACTCTCCAATTAGGAAGTGTCCCTTTCTCTCGCAAATCATGTCTATATTGCTAGGCAAGAAATGCGAGTTATTGGGAATCAAACCTTGGAAATCTCGGAAGTCTATGTGACTTGCCAGAGAGTTCCGCATTTGGTTAGAAGGGGGCATCATCCTCATACACAACCTTTTTCTTAGGCTGTAACGAAGCATCAGCGTTCTTATTCTTGATAGACAAGGACATGAACTTCTGACCATCTTTGCTTAATTTAAGCCAAGCAGATAGCCAATACTCCACACCATCTACGTTGAGTGACCCTTTGTAATCAGGAAACTTGGCATCGTCTTTCCTATCGTTCTTGAACAAACTTCCTCGGTTTGTATTGTCGTATTCCATGATTAACCTTTCGCTTTCTTAATAGCTGACCTTACATTACTTGGCATCAAGCCCCATAAAGCTACCTTTTGGTCAGCCTCTAGGTTCTCTTGTTCCAACCTTACCCAAGCTGCCTTGGGGTCTTTCTCACAAGTAGCAATCAATTCAACTGCTAACTCGTCAAGATACTTTAGTATTTCAATAGGTAACTCATCTCGTATGCCTTGTGATGGCGTAATAATTACGGCTTCCTTAATAGGCGCAGAGGAATCCAGAGCGTCATGCTCAACAATTTCCATAGCCGTGACCCACAGGTAGCGTCTGGTATATGTCTCAACTGCACCAAGGTTCTGGATAGGATGGCAACCTTTAAGGTTAGCTTCTGCCATTGGGCTAGTAATAACAAGGTTCGTGCCATCGTCTGTGTCTGTGATGGTCAGGCTTGCTATCTCTGTATCGTATGACACTACACCACACAAGCCAACTTCATTAAAGATTTGGTTAATCGTGGGGATAAAGTCACCTAATTCAAAATATGAGTATCCCGCAAAAGAGTTTTTACCTGACTTCTTGAGGGGTGCGTTTTGCAACATGATTCGTGCTGCCATTAACTTCTTGTGTACCATTTTATTTTCCTTTACTTAAATATTCTTCAATCATTGCTTCTTTGTCTTCATCGTACAAATCCTCGAAAGGTACGAAGTGATTTTCTCCACAGCATGAGCCAGATGTTTTAGGCTCTGTGCAGTAACAGCAGTAGTCACCATGCGATAAATCCTTGATTGCGTCTTGTCTTGTAATCATTGGATTCT